TGAACGGCAAGACGAAAGAAAGATAATTGCTAAGAAAATGAGAATAGTTTTCATTGTCGTATGTCTTTATATTCAAACATACAACTTTTGCGGCAAGTTTCAAGCCAAATGTTAATTAATAATTGTGCTTTTCTGCACTAGGTCCGTTGTACTTCAGCTTAAGTGCTTCAATTACAATCTCTTGTTGAGTGTATCCGGCGATTAAATCGGCCTTAACTTTTTCACGAAGCGATCCCGAGACGCGCCCCTCAATGCGTATTTCTGCATCGGTGTTATTCGTATAGTCCTTCTTAGCCATTGCGGTATAAAATTTTTAGTAAAATACTAACTTCTTCCCGCAAAAACAAAAAAAAGCTTTGTTAGATCCGTTCTTTGTGTTATGCAGTTTAAATACGTAGCGAAAACAAACAATAGGACGGCCAAAATGCTCCTTTACGACCAAATAGGCGGCGAAGGCATTAACGGCAACCTATTCGCCTACGAAATGAACTGGATAGGCGAGAGCGGCCAATACGACCAAATTAACCTACATATTAATTGTATCGGGGGAAACATCGTTCAAGGCTTTTCGATCTTCGCAGCAATGACCAACAGCCCTATACCTGTGTACGTGTACATAGATTTTATGGCGGCTTCCATGGGAGGTATCATTGCGATGGGTGGGAAAAAGATCTATATGGCCGAAAACGGTCTTTTGATGGTTCACGCTCCGAGCAATCCAGATAACCCTAACGAGGAATCCGAGATCTTAAATAAAATGATGGACGCGTTGGTGAATGTATTTGAGCAACGCACCGGCAGTAACATGAGGGCCGCTCTTGAAAAGGAAACGTGGTTCAATGCTTCCGAGGCTAAACAAGCGGGATTGGTAGATGAAGTATTTAGACCAATTATCCAGAAAAAAGCCGCTGCTAAACTAGAATTATCTTACGTAAATAAAATTTCACATCAATTGATAAACGCAATGGAACCACTCGAAAAAGAGATTCTACAAGGCGAATTGGACAAGGCGAAAAAAGCGCTTGCCGACAAAGAGCAAGAGCTGCTCGGCCTTAAAAACGAAAATGAAGAGTTGACCAAAAAACTGAGTGATTCAGAAAAGGCAATTCAAACCCAAAAAGATAAGGAGGCGGTTGAATACGTCGAAAATCTTGTGAAGGTTGGTAAGCTGAAAAACGAATCTAAAGAGGCGGTGATTGAATCCGCAAAAAAGGATTTGTCTTTGGTAAAAAATGTATACGACTCAATCCCTGCACCGACTGTACAGCGCTTAAGCAATGTAGCAGCAAGCGGAAAAGTAGAAACGGCAGTTAACGAAGGTTGGACAATCCGCGACTACGAAAAGAAAGATCCTAAAGCTCTTTTGAAAATCAAAAACGAGCAACCGGAAGTATATCAAGCAATGTTCGACGCAGAATATAAAAAATAAGCATCATGGCAAACACAATTAAAGAGCCTTTTGGGGCCGGTCCTGGGGACACAGAAATTAACATCGGAACCGTAGCAACTGTAACCGGATTAACCGGCGTTGAGTACGGAAACGGAAGCAGTCACAGAACAGTCCTTACCATGGACGCAATGGCTGTAGGATCTCCTACTGGTGCCGCTGCTCTTGGTTTCGGCAAGCTAATCTACACGCTTCCGGCTGGCGCTTGCTTGATTAAGGCAAGTAAAATTAACTTCTCTTTGCAAGGAGCTGGGGTTGTTGACGCAGATACGCCAGACGTTGGACTAGGTACAGTTATCGCTTCAGGCGTAGTGTCTGTTCTTTCGGGTACAGCAACGTTTGAGAACATCATGACCGGACAGACATTTGATGACTGTGACGGCACTGCTGAAGTGAAAACAGCACTTGCAACATCTTCACCTTTTGCATTGGTTATTGAAACAGCCGATGCGCACACCATTCACCTAAATGTCGCTGACACTTGGGCTGGTGCTGACGACTTAACAGCCACGGGTACGATCGTACTTGAATGGTCATTTCTAAACTAAAATCTAAACGACCACGACAATGGCAGGAATAGAAAAAGAAGTATGGGCAACGGATATTGCCGAAAACCTATACGCAGACAATCAGTTCATGAACCTTATTGGCAAGGACGATAGCGGTTACATCGATAACCGTACCGTACACCTTCCACAGTCTGGATCACTTCCAACTGTAGTGAAAGACCGTACTGTCTTCCCAGCACCAATCGCGACCCGTACTGATACCGTTCTTGATTATTCAATGAACTGGTACACCGTAAACCCTACAATTATCCCAGACAATGAACTACAGTTCATTTCTTACGATAAACGTATGGATGTTATTGGTGACGAGATTAAAACTCTCGGTGATACCATCGCAAACCAAACTTTGTACAAGTGGGCCGCTGGTACTACTATCCGTACTTCCGGTTCGGCTTCTGACGGAGCACACGCACCAAGCGCAACGGGTAACCGTTTGCTTTTGACTCGTACAGACCTGAATAAAGCGAATAAAATACTTGACGAACAAAACCTGGGAGTAGGCAAGCGTTATCTGATCATTCCTGCATCGCAGTACTGGTTGGATATGATGGCAATTTCTGAGTTTGTTAAGTACTTGGAATTTGGCCGCGCAGTTCTTCCTTCCGGCGTTATTGGTAACGTTTTGGGTATGGACGTTTTGATCCGTTCCTCTGTAATTGTTACAGATAGCTCAGCGGTATTAAAAACCCTTGGCGATAACGGCGTGCCAACTTCTCCTACTACCACTGACCACTTGGGCGCTATGGTTATTCACTCCCCTTATGTTCGTAAGGCAAAAGGAGACGTTAAACTGTACGTTCAAGAAGACGCACCTGAGTACTATGGTTCTTTGCTTTCTGGTGGTATATTCCACGGAGCAAGCAAGGCCCGTACAGACGGTAAAGGTATCGTACAAATCGTACAAACTACTTAAGATTCCTCATAGGCTGGGTGGCGGTTTCGGCTGCTGCTCGGCTTAAATTAAAAAGCCTATGACCTCTCAAGAATTCGCGCGAAAAGTAAAGACAGAAAAGCTTTACGATAAAGCAAAAAAAACACTCTGCGGATTGTCCGACGGCTCTATTTTTATAGATGGGGACCTAGATAAAATTGCAGAGCAAGCCAAAAAAGAAGGATTGGAGTTCTTCCCAATTAAGGGAAGCGTTCAGCCGGCTAAAAAAGAAAAGGAAAAACCTTTAACCGAGTAACATCATGGCTTTACCGAGCATAAGTATAAATAGAGGGGTAAGCGGATTGGGTCGGCCACTTCCTGGAGAAGATCATATTTCAGGTATGGTATTCTATGTGGAAGATGCAAACCTACCCGCAGGATTCTCGACAAGTGACCGGACTAAAACGGTTTACTCGTTGGCTGAGGCTGTTGATCTTGGGATTACAGACTTACATGACAACGAAGTGGCAGCGGAGGGAGACGTAGAGATTACGGCAATCGGCGCGAACGGCGACACAATCGAAATTAACGTACTTGAATACGACAATCCAACCGGCACTACTTCGGTAAGCCTTGGAACTTACACTAAAACAGCATCTGAAACAACCGTAACTCTTATAGCAGCGGCCTTTGTTGTTATCATCAATGCAGGCACAGAAACGCACGGGTATACGGCTTCAAACGTATCTGGAGTAATTACAATTGTCGCTCGTGAAGGACTTGGGGTGTACTTGAACTCAGGTACACCGATCAGCACTACCATTGTAGGAACAATTACCCGTACGATTACTCAGTTCTCGGGCGGAGTTGCCTCGGATATCGACCCTATTCACTACCACATTTCAGAGTACTTCAGATTACAACCCCAGGGTATTCTATGGGTACACTTAGCTGACGTGCCGGTGACATACAACTTTGCGGAAGTAACAACTCTGTACAACTACTCACAAGGCGTTATTAGAAACCTGGGTGTATATGTGACTTCGGACACGCTAGACGCTGCAATGGTTACCGCACTTGATGCTGTAATGATGACTCAGGCCGGTTTGTTCCGTCCAAGCTCAGCAGTACTTACCGCAGATTTCAACGGAACCGCGCTGTCGGCACTTCCAACGCTTGCGAGTAGTTCTGACTACCGCGTAAGTGTTGCGATCGGTCAGGATGGGTCTGGTAAAGGATTTGAGCTATACAAAGCCTCAGGGGTAACAGTAGGAACCATGGGGGCAATCCTAGGGGCTGTTTCCTTTGCGAAGGTTTCAGATTCCATAGCCTGGGTTGGTAAGTTCTTGATGTCAGATGGTATCGAGCTTGATTTACCGGCATTCGGTAACGGTGTTTTATTCCGGGATCAAACAACATCCTTGCTTTCTCAGCTGAACAACTACAAGTATATTTTCCTTCGTAAGTTCGAAGGTAAAACAAATACTTTCGTGTCCAACGACATGACAGCAATAGCCGAAACAAACGACTTTGCGAGAATCCGTAACGTACGAACTGTTGACAAGGCGGCAAGAGGTATCTATACTAACTGTTTGGATCTTCTTAACTCTCCATTGCTTCTTAATGAAGATGGGACATTGACAGAAGATACAATAAGCGAGTTTACGCGTCAAACTACTATACAGCTTGACGACATGGCACGTAACCGAGAGGTAAGCGCGTTTGCTGTGTTAATCGCCTCGGCTCAGAATGTGCTAACAACTGGTAAGGTTGTGGTATCTGTGTCAATTGTACCGGTTGGGGCTGCTGAGGAAATTGAATTCAATCTTAACTTAACCGCGAGCTTAACGTAATGGCAACACCACTCATAAACGGCGAAGCTGTAAGCTGGGGCCAGATTCTACTTACTGTATTGGGTCAACCAATCACAGGAGTAACAGAGATTTCATTTACTTCAAAGCAGGAAAAAGTAAACAACTACGGTGCCGGTGTTGAGCCAGTTTCGAGAGGTCGTGCAAAGAAGGAGTACGAAGGGTCTATTACCTTCCTCATGGAGGAATGGAAAAATCTAATCGCCGCCGCTCCAAATCGTGACCCGCTTGACATTCCGGCGTTTGACATTTCGGTAAAGTGGATTGATACAACTAGTGGCGCGTTCTTGGAAGCTGTTTTGAAGGCTGCTGAATTCATGAGCCACGGAGTAGATACCAAGAGTGGCGATACAATGACAGAGGTAAAAGTTCCTTTGGTTATTGCTAAGATAGAATACAACTAAAAAATACAACTATGAGGAATGAGGAAAAATTGCCGGAAGAAACGCCGGAAGAAATAGCATTAAAAGCACTAACAGCCCGAGCTAAAAGCATTGCAAAGGGACCTGTTCTAATTATCGAAGTTGAAGACGTCAACGAAGATAAAACCATCACGAAAAGACACGGTTTCTTTAAGATGCCGGATAGGATGGTCGTTGGGTTGGCTATGGGTATGATTAAAAAAAACCCAGTCGAGGCAAACGAATTTATCTTGATGAAGTGTTTAATTCCAGAAGTTTCAAATATTGATCTATCGAAAGATACCGACTTTTGGGCTTGCTGTCCACACACTGCCCCGCTTCTGGATTATGCAGAAGAAAAAAAAAAGCAGCTCTCGGATGGCTTAGT